GTTGGTGAAGTTGGTGTGAAGGTCAAGGCAACCGATAAAGTTAGCGTAAATGCTAAAGTTACTGGTGAGTATGGCAACACTACCGAAATCTTTGATATGGGTGGTGAACTGAAAGTTCGTTACTCCTTCTGATAAACCACTCATAAGTTGAGTGGAACCACCCCTTTCTGGGGTGGTTTTTTTTATGAATTCAAAACCTTAACCAATCCTTAGTGGACTTTAAGGTTTCCTTCCAGTATTATTACTTACGAAGTCAATTCACTTCTAAAATTTTTTATGAAACTCAAATACATTGCGGCACTTGGAGTCGCTCTTTCTCCTGTTGCTTCTTTTGCTGCTCCCGCTATTAATGGTGCTGGTGCTTCTTTCCCAGCACCCATTTATATGCGTTGGTTACAGGACTATAATAAGGAAACGGGCAACCGTGTAAACTATCAGTCAGTTGGTTCTGGTGCTGGTGTTCGCCAGTTTGTTGCTGGAACCGTAAACTTCGGTGCTTCTGATGAACCTATTAAGGCATCTGAAGCAGCAAAAGTTAAGCGTGGTGTGGTTCAAATTCCTATGGTTGGTGGCACTATCGCAGTTGCCTATAATAAACCAGGATGTAAACTGAAACTCACTCAGAAACAGACTGTTGATGTGTTTGCTGGACGCATTAAGGACTGGAAACAAGTTGGTTGTGCCGCTGGTGAAATCAAAGTTGTTCATCGTTCTGACGGTTCTGGAACCACCTTTGCCTTCCTGAACTCTCTGGATGCCTTTGGTGGTTGGTCTTATGGTGTTGGTAAGTCAATCAAATGGCCTACTGGTATCGGTGCCAAAGGTAATGAAGGTGTATCAGCACAAATCAAACAAACTTCTGGTGCGATTGGTTATGTGAATACTGGATTTATTCGCACAGGCAAACTTCAAGCAGCAGTTCTTCAGAACAAGTCTGGTAAGTTTGTCGGTCCTTCTGCCGCAACTGGTTCTGCCGCACTGAATGGTATCACTCTTGATGCTAATCTTGCTGGCGAAAACCCCAACCCTGCTGGTGCTAATGCATATCCAATTTCTTCACTGACTTGGATCCTTGCTTATAAGACTGGTAATGGCGCGAATGCTCCTGCCGTCCGTGAAGCACTCAAGTATATGTTGAGCACTAAGGCACAAATGATTGCTGATGATTTGGGTTATGTTCCTCTCTCTGGATCTATCCTGAACAAAGCACGTCTTGCTGTTGATCGTATTCAGTGATACTTATATACATAATGTAAATCTGGGGGTTGACAAGACCCCTTTTTTATTGTATTATTTCTAACGAAACGGAGTAGTAATGAATATTAAACTCTGGTATTGTGCTGAAATGGGAATGTGGAGGTGGATCCTTACAGATGATCGCCGCCCGATTTCTAAGCAAGAGTCTGGACAGCAACCAGATCTTAGGGTAGCAATGAATGATGTTGCCAATACTGTAGAACATATGCTAGAATGTAAATAACCTGAATAAGGTTTTTTCGGGCGATTAGCGCAGCGGTAGCGCAGCTGCTTTACACGCAGTTGGTCATTGGTTCGAATCCGATATTGCCCATTCTTAAAAATTTAATATGAAAATCGTCAATTATAAAGAACCGTTCTATCATAGTATAATTTATGATTTTTATGATGAAAATGAGCAGAAACTGATATGGCAAGAAATTGATTTTCTTAATCAACCAGGAAAACTTTTATCTCCAGATAAAACTGGAGATGAGAGTGCTTCATCAAATAAAGTTGGTTTGTTTCTGGATGACATATATCATCATAATGATTTTAGAAAACTAAGTAATATTTTAACTTTAAATAGAAAGATATTTTTTATCGTTGACTTATTAGAAGAAAATATTTTTTCAAAATATTTAAAATTATGTAACCATGACATAACTTTATTGAGTTACTATGGAAATAAAAGTTATTATAAAAGTCATTATGACAATTTTACACTTTCATCAGTTACTACTTTTTGGAAAACTCCTAAAAAATTTCAAGGTGGAGATTTGATATTTACTGAGTATAATTATACTCCAGAATTAAAATATAATAGTACTATTATATTTCCTAGTTGTGAATGGCACTCTGTTTCTCCTATTCTTTTAGAAGATGATGATGGTATAAGTGGTAGATATAGTATCAATCAATTTTTCACTTTTAAACAGTGATAAATATTTTTAAAAAGTGTTATGGAAAAACTATTTAAACAACTTAGTGATATTCAAGCAACTTTGTTTGTCTTGTTCCATAAAACTTGGATTTACCACTGGAATGTGGTTGGATCTGATTTCTATCAACTTCATGAACTTTTTGGAAAACAGTATGAAACTCTGTTTGAGGAAATTGATCGTCTCACAGAACATATGAGATTTTTGGGAATGAAACCAGTTAGCACTTTAACTAGAATTACAGAAGTAACTCATATTAATCAAGCATCAAATAGTGCTGAAGGTATTAATGCTAAAACAATGGTGAAGCAACTGTTGGGAGATAATCAGGTCATCAGTGAAATGTTGATTGATGCTTCTAATTCTGCTGAAAGAGTTGAAAGTCTTGCCACAGCAAATATTCTTCAGGATATTTTAGAGACTCACGGCAAATTTGTTTGGATGTTGAGATCTATATCAGAAACCTCTAAGACATCATCAGTTGAAGATATTGCAGTAGAAGCAGAAGTTGAGCAACAACCAGAAGTAAAAGTTTCGGAACAAGTTGAAGTAGAAGAATAAATCCTGTTAAAATTATTTGAAAAATAACAATGATTACAGTTAGATGTAAAGAGTGTGGTGTTGAGCTTTCAAGTCACCCATCAAAAACAAAGTGCTGCGGTTGTCCAAATATGACAACTGTTAGGGGAGAAACCATTACAGCTATCGATCTTTCAAAGGTTATTATGGTTTCTAATGATAATCAATCTAAAAAATCAACAATCTTTTCTAATGAAGATCTGGCATATCAGAATGCTCGTAGGAATAGAAAAGTTCGTAAGTTGGATTTTGAAATTAGATAGGTCTTAAAATACAGTTTTCATCATATCGAGCATATTGAAATCCATCATCTTGTAATTGCCCAAATCCAAATTTGCTGGCAACAAGTGATCTTTGTCTTTGTCCAATCATTAAAGAATATTCATTAAATCCTTCGTTAATTTTTGGACCATAAGGCTTTGCGACTAAAATATCTCCAGGTCTTGGTGAAAGTTTTACCATACCTTTTTCTAGATTTTCATAGGTATATTTCATAAAGTGGTAAAATATTTTTTTTCTATCTTCCAGTGAAAATTCATTTGGTTGCTTTGTGTATTTGACTTCGTAACCAACTTCAGCAACCCTGGTTTTTTCGTCAAAATGTATTCTTTCGGCAAGTGATTTAATTCTTTGTTCTAGATCTGGTGAATTATATTGATCTTCAAATTCCAAATATAGGTAACTCTTTTTTGTTTGATACAGTATAATAAAGGTATAAATTGCCATTGCTCCATCGGAGCATTTAAAATTTACTTGTTGATATCTCTTTTCTTCCTTTGGATATACTGGTAATCTATCTTTATACCCAAGTTTTTTAAGGAGTCTTTCAAAGGTAATTCTTTTTTCTGATGGGATTATATTCACTTGACAAAATCGAATACATATACTATATTATAACATATAAGGAAGGTCAATCCGATTGGCGACGGAACCTGTCTTGAAAACAGTTGAGGTGTTAAAGCCCTTGGGAGTTCGACTCTCCCACCTTCCGTTACAGATAGTAAAAAATTTAATAATCTCTTAAACACTTTCTTGAAATCAACACATAGTTGACATTCTTTAGATGCTCACTAGCATAACTAGTAGTATCATAAGGAAAGAACCTATGGATCAGCACACCTATGATAATTGGGTGAAGATCAAGGAGACCTTCGAACAGTCTGGCAATACAGATAATATGTTTTACAAAAGAGCAGTGGCAATTGTAAAAACAAGAAAAGATCCACTGGCAAAGTTTCTTGGAGATGAGAAGTGATGGAACCTCAAGATGAGTTAGTAAGTCGTGCTGAAGTTCAGGAGATGATCGATGCAGCTATCAGAAAACACAACCGTAATGCTTCTATCATTAGTATGTGCGTCGGTTGGGTGGTTCTTGCTTTATTTGCTGAGGGACTTTTAAGACTTATTGGAGTAATTCCTCCTGTACTACCATGGCTCAACATTACCCTGAAATAATAGGAATTGTTTTCCTGCTAGTATTTGCTGCTACGATGTTTTATCAAGGCACTTGTATTATGAGGGGTCAACGTGGTTATTCTCTTCGTGATTATTTAAAACAAGACAGTACAAATATGCGTAAAAGGGTAGAAGAACTACTCAAAGATAAATGATAACCGACCAAGATTTGCAACAACTACAAGAAATGGTTTTACGTCAAAAAATGGATGAATTATTTGAAGAACCATCTACTTATGAGGACGAAGAAGATGACTAAAACATTTATATCATCAATTTTACTTTTTAGTTCAATCGGATCTTTTATTTACTGGGGATTACATAACGCATATCCATAAGGGGAGAGACAAATGAAGATTTTTTTAGACACAGCCGATGTTTCTTTTATTCAACCAGCCTATGAGACGGGGTTAATTGATGGAGTCACTACAAACCCATCACTCATTCTCAAAAGCGGTAGACAACTTCTAGAAGTTATTCAAGAACTTTCTAAGTTTGAGAACTTACAAAGTATCTCTGCAGAAGTTGTTGCAGAAACCGCAGAAGAAATGCTTTCAGAAGCAAAGAAGTTTTATTCTATTACACCTGCAGTTACTATCAAGGTTCCTTGCACGGTAGAAGGACTTAAGGCTTGTAAGTTCCTTTCAGATAATGGAATTCAAACCAATGTAACTTTGGTGTTCTCGGTTGCACAAGCAATTCTTGCATCCAAAGCAGGTGCAACATTCATCTCTCCTTTTGTTGGAAGATGGATGGATAACTCAATTGATGGTGTTGAGATCGTCAAAAACATTCGTAAAGCATTTGACTACTCTGGAACATCCACTCAGATTCTTGCGGCATCTATTCGTGATGTGAGACAAGTAGAACAATCCGCACTCAATGGTGCAGATGTTGTTACCATCCCACCAGTTGTTTTCTGGGGAATGTATAAGAATATTCTGACCGATAAGGGTCTGGATTTATTTCAGAAGGACTGGGAAGAAGTATTGAATTCTGTTAAAGACAAGTGAAAAACATCGTAATCTTTGGTGCGACAGGAGATCTGTGCCGCAGAAAACTCATACCAGCACTCTATACTCTTCATAAGAAAACTCTTTTACCAAAGGACTTGAAGATTATCGGTGCGTCCAGGACTCAACACTCTAAGGAGAGTTGGGTAGAAGTTCTTGGTAGTTATTCCCAAGAATTTATCAAACGACTTGAATATGTTCCTTGTGATTTGAGTGATTCTGAATCTCTTAAATTACTGGAATCTTATGAAGATACAACTTATTTTCTTTCTGTTCCACCAGAAAGATATGCTGATGCAATTACAAACCTCAAAGAAGCAGGTAAGTTAGATGATGCAGAAAAATCAAGAGTCATTATTGAGAAGCCTTTTGGCACCGATCTTCAATCTGCTAATCATTTACAATCTGTGGTGGCTGGATATTTACGCGAGAAACAAGTATATCGCATTGACCATTATCTTGGTAAAGATACTGTTAATAACATCCTTGCCACCCGCTTTAGTAATATACTTCTGGAGCCACTCTGGAACAGAAACTTCATAGAAGAGATTCAGATTTTTGCTACCGAAACCATCGGTTGTGAAGGTCGTGCCCAGTATTATGACACCGCTGGTGCCGTGAGAGATATGCTTCAGAACCATATGCTTCAGGTGCTTGCACTGATTGCTATGGAACCACCTTGCAAAAATGATGCTAAGGAGATTCGTAGAGAAAAAGTCAAAGTTCTTGCTGCGACAAGACTCGGTGATAATGTAGTTCTTGGACAATATGATGGATATAAGAATGAAGATGGTGTAAATCCAGATTCACAAACACCAACTTTTGTTGCTGGTGAATTGTATGTTGATAACTGGAGATGGAAGGGTGTCCCATTTCACTTTATGACTGGTAAGAAAATGCCAGTTGGTTGTGTAGAGGTTGTGATTAAATTTAAAGCACCACCACAACAACTTTTTGATGGTCACGATTGTAATGACCGAATTGTAATGAGACTGCAACCAGATCCACATTTGGATATGCGTATTGATATTAAGTCTCCTGGACTTAATGATATGGTGGAACCAGCAATTCTTCAGTATCATTATCCAGTAGAGAAAGCGATTGATGGTTATGTGAAACTCTTTTATGATGCCATCAATGAAGATCAGTCACACTTTGTCCATGCAGATGAAGTGTTGGAGTCTTGGAGAATTGTTGATGATCTCCTTTGCACTGGGGATCAATGCCGCATTATGACCCTTCCGTATCGTTATGATGAAGGGGTTTGGGGACCACTAACTAAGACAGAACTGATTACAAAGTGGGATTACCCACTCAAACTTAAGTAGGAGAAAGGTATGAAAGTAGGACTTATCGGACTCGGAAGAATGGGCGAAGGGATGTCTCGCCGTATGAGAAAAAGGGGGGACATTGAAGTCTGGGGTTATCGGAGGAATTATGCAAAAGCACAGGAAGCATATGAAAAGGGATATGTGGATGGAGTTGCAACTACTATTGAAAATCTTGTTAAAGTAGTTAAACAAAAGAAAAATGGTGGAACTGGTCCTGGTATTTTCCAGATGGTTGTACCTGCTGAAACCGTAGAGGAGACGATCAATGAGTTATTACGATATTGTGGTGAAGGAGATATTATTATTGATCATGGCAATAGCAATTTTAAAGACAGTCGGAAAAGGGCAGAGCGGTTGGCAAAACTTGGTATCCAATATATTGATTGCGGTACTAGCGGTGGCGTTTATGGTATGGATCGTGGATACTGTCTTATGGTTGGTGGCGGAGATACTGCGGTCGCCACTTGTTCGCGCATTTTTGATGCCCTCTCCCCAGGAATTGACGCTGCCCCCAGGACTCAATTTGACTCAGAGTTAACATCCGCAGAGTTTGGTTGGTTACATTGTGGTGGACCAGGAGCTGGTCACTTTGTAAAGATGGTTCACAATGGAATTGAGTATGGTATAATGCAGGCATATGCCGAAGGTTTTAACATTCTCCACGAAGCAAACGCTGGTGCCAAGTATGTCAAAGAAGGAGATGCTGAGGTTGCTCCAATGGCAGACCCAGAAAGTTATTGCTATGATATTGACGTTGCTGAGGTGGCTGAGTTATGGCGTCGCGGTAGCGTTGTTGGGTCTTGGTTATTGGATCTTACTGCTGATGTGTTACGCGGGGATAGTGAGCTTAAACGCTTCTCTGGTGGGGTATCCGATAGTGGTGAGGGTCGTTGGACTGTTTCTGCCGCTGTGGATTTGGGTGTACCCGCTCCTGTTATTACTACTGCCCTTTATGAAAGATTTAATTCACGCGGTCTTGGTGCTTTCGCGTCCAAGGTGTTAAATGGTATGAGATTTATGTTTGGTGGACATCACGTTAGATAAGGAGATTGACAATGGAACGATTTAGAGGTTTTTCAGATTATGAACTGAAACTATTGGCAGATGCAGTATGGGTAAGACAAAGGCACCATATTGCTGGAGATCGGAAGTTTAAAGATTATGGAGCAATTCTTGATGAGTTACAAAGACTAGTGGATTATCAACCAGGGGTATTCCTATGAAAAAATTCAATGATGTGATGCTGTGGATTACGGTAGCAATCATTGACTTTCTTTATCAAAATGCACCAATACAACGTTTTTGGGTTCTGGAAACAATTGCCAGAGCACCATACTTTGCTTTCGTCAGTGTATTGCATCTCAAAGAATCACTAGGATTGCGAGACTTATCACACTACTACTTAATGAAAGAACACTTTGCACAAACACTCAATGAAACGGAACACCTTATTGAAATGGAGCATCGTGGCGGAGCAGATCGCTGGGTTGATCGCTTTTTCGCTTATCATTTGGTTCTCGTCTATTATTGGGTTCTGGTGGCTTATTATTTTATTGATCCTATTTCTGCTTATCACTTGAATGCTTCTATTGAATACCATGCCACAGAAACTTATTTGGAATATCTTTGGGAGCATCCAGAAGATAAAAAAATTTCAGAAATTGCCGTGGATGAAATGAATCACTATATAGAACTTACTAGAGCAATGGAGATGGTTTGATGTTATTGGCAAAAATACTTTTATTTGTTTCAGTTCCTTTCGTATTAGCAACTCTATATTTTGGAACTCGTGGTGGATATTATGATTCGGAAGACTATAAAGGAAACGGAACTGCACACTAATGGGACATTTCGCACGATGGGTTTTAGAAAATCCTGTTACACTGGGTATTCTTGGATATGCTTTGATTGTTATACCTATTATGGGAATCTGGGCAATTCACAAATATAATTGGCAACATTGGGAACCATTTGATAGGGGACATAAGGAGTAATGTTTTTACCACTCTCAAAACTTATTGATAATCAAAAATTATATCAGTCTTATGATTTAATTAAAAAAGATTATATAACTTTTAGAGATATGGGTTACTTTTTTGATTATTCGCATGATTATGAATTGACTTCGACAACTGATTTTAATAAAGTTGTATTGCCTAAAAGTACAGGATATTTTTGGCAAGTTTGCCCATTAATTTATAATAAACAAATATTGCCAATAGTTCCAGAAGATGTAAAAAATAGTTTTACTGCTAGTTTGATTATGTCTTTTCCCGTTTTACCAGTACTAGCAGTATTTTCAATATTGGAACCACATTCAGATATTGATCCGCATATCGATACTGATGAACGTATCATAATGAATGAAAGTGCATCATATAGAAAAAATCAAATTGTAATGACTTCAGTCGTTAAATATCATTATTCTTTAGATATTCCAGAAGATGGTGAATCTGCATTGATTGTTGGTGATGAAAAACGTATTTTAAGTAATGGTGATCTGAATCCTTTTGATGAAAGAACAACTCACTATGCATATAATCATTCTTCTTCTAGAAGAGGAGTTTTAATCATCTCATATATAAGAAAGGATTTATATTGACGGGAGATCTCAAATCTGTTATAATATGATCATTCCCAACGGAATGTAGCTCAGTTTGGTAGAGCACTCGCTTTGGGAGCGAGATGTCGCAGGTTCGAATCCTGTCATTCCGATTGCCAGTTACTTCACTGGCACACTTGACACAAAGTCCCAAAAACCTTATAATACTAGAGCAAACAAAACAAAACAATGTCTCTGATCCAAAAATTCAAGAAAGATGTTAGCACTCTGCGTTCTGCTGCTAACGGTGAAATCTACCTTGATGTAAAGAATCCGAAACTTTATAAAAAGGTTCGTCGTTTTTATGAAAATGAGGGCGTCGTATTTTCTGGTGAACCTCTTGACGATTATGAAATGCTTATCGATTACATCGCTCAAGATCTTGAATCTGTTGAGGTTGCATGAAAACCAAAGTTCTTCTGGAACGTGAAGGATATCGCTTTATTGAAGCAGGTATTCTTGAGATAAACGGCAAACCCGATTATCGTTTGCAAAAGCAAAATTACTATACCAAACGCTGGAATGACATTTATCTGTTTGATAACAGTCTACAATGTTCTACTGCAATGGAAGATTTTGAATATGCAAAATGGTTAGATCCAGATCGTGTTCCTTGTTACATTAAAGAGGACAACTAACAAAATTGGATTTAGAAAAAAAGAAAATAATTATTCTTGATGATTTTTTAGAAGAATCTTTTATATTAAAAATTCGAAAAAGATTAAATCAGAATAATATTTCGGAAACTTGGTATAAAAAAGAAGAAAAACATTCTTACCATGACATCTGCCAAAAATTTTTGCAAGAGGTAAAAAATTACTATAATATAAGTAATTTTGTTGGTTATGAATTCTGGACCCAGAATAACACAAGACCATCAGATTGGCATTATGATAAAGATGAAAACTTCTTTGATTCTACTGGGAGCTACAAATTTCCAATATGCTCTATAGTTTATTATCTCAATGTTAATAATCTAGTTGGAGGTCTTCTTCATTTAGAAGATTGTATCATTCTCCCAAAAGTAAATAGATTAGTTATTTTTCCTCCAGGAGTTATTCATTATGTTGAAGAATTTTCTGGAGAAAGAACATCTATTTTATTAAATCCTTGGGACTATAATTTAGTCTCGGAAAGACTTTAAACCTGCCCTGGTCGGGAGCAAACCCCTTATGTCTAAAACAAGTATCCTGAGATATATCGGGAACTTTCTCCTTCTACTTGGTTATCAAATCATGTTGTGGGGAGATTTTAAAAATGGTTTGATTATAAAGTTTATCGGGGGATTACTCGGTATTCCTTTTGCCATCAAACTCAAACTCTGGGATGTGTTATTTTTGATAGCATTCTTTGGTATTACCGAGATATCAAAGTTAACCCAACTTTTCCTAGTTCAGACAAACTAGGTGGTGGAGTCAAATGACCCTCAATTTGGTTTCTTGCTTTCCCATTAAAGAGCAAGTGGTGCGGATGGGATAACTCCCGCCTGGTTTCCAATTTCCAGCCAAAGAATTGGTGGCGAGCCTGAGTTACATAAAGTGGGTTGCATAAACCCACTTTTTTTGTTATAATAAAATTAAAATATTTTATTGTATGTCTGAATCTATTACTGTAGTTCTTAACGGATATAAAAGACAAAATTTAAAAGAACAAGTTGAAGCAATTAAAAACCAAACAGTTCCAGTAAAAGAAATTTTTTACTGGCAAAATACTACTCCTGGTGTTACTTATGATGAAGACACTTATTGTGAACTGAATTCTGCTCTAAGTAATTATAATTATGGTGTTTGGGCAAGATTCGCATATGCTTTAAATGCAAAAAGTGATTATGTTTGTGTATTTGATGATGATACAATTCCTGGAAATAGATGGTTAGAAAACTGTTTGCAAACATATAAAACTAATCCAGGACTTCTTGGTGGAATTGGTCTTAGGTTTAAGAATGAAAATTATGAACTAGACCAACTTGCTGATGGAAAATATACAAGGTTCGGTTGGGAATCAAATCCAGAGTGTGCTGGAAATAATACTGAACCTGTTGAAGTTGATATTGTAGGACATTCTTGGTTCTTTTCTAGAGATCTTCTTTCGGTTTTTTGGAGGGAACTGCCAGAAGAAAAATGGTCAATGTTGTGTGGAGAAGATATTCATTTCTCATATATGATTCAAAAGTATACTGATCTGAAAACATATGTTCCACCACACCCTTCTGATGACACTAGTATGTGGAGCAGTTTAAAAGCAATTCAATATGGTGCTGATCAACACGCAACTGCTCATATTACTTTGGGAACTGGTGAAATGAGAGAATATCTAAAATATTGTGTTGATAATGGATTTGTACTTTACAAGGATAGAAACTGATGAATTTGATGGAAGCCTCTCCCTTTAATCCTTATGTTGAGGAAACGGGAAATACTAAAAATAAATACGCAAAACTTATTAAGAATGCTTTTGATAGAGCAGTTCAGGAAGAAACCAAGTTGCCTAGTTGGATTCTTGGATTATATGGAATGTCTGGTAAAAGATATAGAATTTTTATCAATAACTTAATTGAATCCGTTCAAGACGCACGATATCTTGAAGTTGGTTCTTGGTCTGGTTCTACTGCTTGCTCCGCAGTTTATGGAAATAAAGTTCATTCTGTTTGTATTGATAACTGGACTCAGTTTGGAGATGTTAGAACAGAATTTAGAAAGAATATTCAAAACACTTTAAAAGATGAAGATGAAAACAGTGTAGAACTTCATGAGGAAGACTTTAGGAAAGTTGATTATACAGATATTGGTAAATTCAATGTTTATCTTTTTGATGGCCCTCATGAAGTTGAAGATCAATATGATGGGTTAAAACTTGCTCTTCCTGCACTTGATGACACTTTTATTTTCCTTGTAGATGACTGGAATGATCCTCGCCCCCGTGAAGGCACTGAAAATGCAATTAAAGAACTAGGAGTTGAAGTTATCTACTCTATGCAAATTAGAACTAGTAATGGTGTAGATAGAGTTTATCCAGAAGTTGTGCTGCAAGATAGCCACTGGCATAATGGATATTTCATTTCTGTCTGTAAGAAAAAATGAAAGATTATAAAAAAGAGATTGAGGTTTTTTATCATAAACTTCAATCCAATGAAAAATTCGCTCTAAGTAAATTTGCTGATGGTGAGTGGGGAGCTATTAAAGGAGATTCTTTTTTTCCTGCAAATGGTGAGTGGCAGGCAAATGGCAACCACCCCTTATTTGAATTGGCAAGACAGGAACTTATCGAATCTCTTCAATATAAAGATCCAAATTATTATGTCGCTATTTGCCCCTGCTACAAAGATACAATTCTATTTTCTGGGCAGGAAGAATCTCAAATTACATATGCAAATATCTTTGTAAATTCCAATTATAATTTTTATAAAGAAAAGTATATTCCACTATATCAGGAAAGAGATATTCATCTTGTAACACATATGAATACTAATCTTGATAATCTGCCTTTTAAAGTTGAAAAATTCTATCCAATTGATTATAATGCTTGGGTAATGAATAGGGACCTCCCTGAAATAATTTTGGAAGACGATCCTAAAGATAAACTATTTTTGTTTGCTGCTGGTTCTTTCGCTAACATCTTATCTTATAAACTGTGGAAAAACAATAAAAACAATACTTATCTTGATGTTGGTTCTACCCTAAACATTTGGACTAAGATAGAGCGTTTGCCTAGAGATTATTACATGGGAAATCAAGAATTAGAAAATCTGTGTTGCCCTTGCCCTAATTTTTCATAATAAATTTTAAAATGAAAGTCGCTTTAATTACAGGTATTACAGGACAAGATGGTTCTTACCTTGCTGAACTTTTACTTGAAAAAGGATATGAAGTTCATGGTATTGTAAGGAGATCATCCCTAATCAATACTAGCCGTATTGATCACATTTATGGGCAAATTAAACTCCATTATGGTGATCTTACGGATTCTACAAATCTTGTTAGGATTATCCAACAAACACAACCAGATGAAATATATAATCTTGGTGCTCAAAGTCATGTAAAAGTTTCTTTTGAGCTTCCAGAATATACTGGTATGGTTGATGGTCTGGGAACTCTTCGTATTCTTGAAGCAGTTCGTCTTTTGGAAATGGAAAAGAAAACTAGAATTTACCAAGCATCTACTTCAGAGATGTTTGGTAAAGTTCAGGAGACCCCACAAAAAGAAACAACCCCTTTTTATCCACGTTCACCTTATGGAGTAGCAAAGGTTTATGGATATTGGATCGTCAAAAACTACAGAGAATCTTATGGATTACATGCAAATTCTGGAATACTTTTCAATCACGAATCCCCTCGCAGAGGAGAAACTTTTGTCACTAGAAAAATCACTCGCGGATTATCACGCATTTCAACTGGGCAACAGGACATACTATATCTCGGAAATTTAAATGCTAAAAGAGATTGGGGACACGCTAAGGACTTTGTAGAAGCAATGTGGTTGATGCTTCAGCAAGATCAACCAGATGATTATGTGATTGCTACTGGACAACAATACTCTGTTCGTGATTTTATTAAAGAGTCTGCACCATATTTTGGTATGAGAATTGCTTGGGAAGGAACTGGTGTTGATGAAGTTGGTTATGATATGAGTACTATGAAACCAGTCATTAAGGTTGATCCTAAATATTTTCGACCTGCTGAAGTAGAGACTTTATTGGGTGATGCCACTAAGGCAAAGGAAAAACTAGGTTGGGAACCTAAGATTTCTTTTAAACAATTAGTTGAGGATATGTGCATTTATGGACAGTGATTCTAGAGTATTAGTTGCTGGTTCCAACGGGATGGTTGGTTCTGCGATTGTTAGAAATTTAAAGAAAAAGGGACATACCAATATAGTTCTTGGCACAAGATCTTGGGTAGATTTCACAAAAGAAAGAGAAACCAAAGCATTTATTCGGGAGGTTAAACCTGAGTATGTCTTTGTTGCCGCTGCTAAAGTTGGTGGCATTATGGCAAACAGCAACTATAAGGCAGACTTTCTGACTGAGAATCTCCAAATCCAAACTAATCTTATTCAGCAATCTTATAACTTTGGTGTAAAGAAACTTCTATTTCTTGGTTCATCCTGCATCTATCCTAAGTTTGCAACTCAACCGATTACAGAAGATCAGTTGATGACTGGTGCTCTGGAACCTACAAATGATGCCTATGCGATTGCAAAAATTGCAGGCATTATGATGTGTCAGGCATATCGCCAGCAGCACGGGTTTAATGCCATCTCTCTGATGCCTACGAACCTTTATGGTCCCAATGATAACTTTGATCTGGAAACCTCACACGTTCTTCCAGCGATGATTGCTAAGTTTCACGCTGCTCTTGATCATAGTAAGTACTGGGAAGTGAAACTTTGGGGTGATGGTTCTGCAATGAGAGAGTTTCTACACGTTGATGATCTTGCAGAAGCGTGTTATACTTGTATGCAGAACTATAATGAAGCAGAACATATCAACGTTGGTACTGGCGAAGATGTAACCATTAAAGAACTTGCCGAAACTGTTGCTGATGTTGTTGGGTATGATCGGGATATTAACTGGGACACCACAAAACCCAATGGCACTCCACGTAAAGTTCTAAATGTAGATAAAATCAAATCACTTGGGTGGGAACCGAAGATTGGTCTCCGTGAGGGTATTGAGTCAACTTATCAGTGGTATAAAGAAAATGCTATCGTTTAATAATATTGGAAATCTTGGCAGACTCGCCAATCAAATGTTTCAATATGCCTCATTAAAAGGTATTGCTAGGAATCGCGGATATGAATTTATGATTCCACCAAAAGATTTTTTTGGTAGAAATGATAAAAATGTTAGGCAAGAGAGGTGTAATCTCTATAACGTTTTTAAAGTGGAGGAAAAAAATAATATTGGATTGCAACAGTATCCTATTCTTCAGGAAAGATTCCATGAATTTGATAAAGAATTGTTTATCAATTGCCCAGATAATGTAGATTTGTTTGGGTATTATCAAACTCAAAAATACTTTAAACATATTGAAGATGAAATTCGAGAAGATTTTACTTTTGATGAAGTTTTGAGTTATGATTGTAAGCAAACCTTTAGTAAGTTTCTAGGTGATGTTGATGCAATTTCTCTACATATTCGTAGAGGTGATTATATGGTAAACCCCAATCACCCAGTGCAACCAATTTCTTATTACGAGCAAGCTTTGGAGCAATTACCAAAAGATGCTCCAGTTCTTGTTTTTTCTGATGATCCTCTTTGGTGTCAAGATCAGGAAATATTTGAACCAGATAGATTCTTTATTTCTCAAGGAAATACTGCAGATGTTGATATGTGTTTAATGTCAATGTGTCGTTGGCATATCATTGCAAATTCTTCTTTTTCTTGGTGGGGTGCTTGGTTAGCAAATAGTGAAAAAATATTTGCACCTAAGAATTGGTTTGATGCTGAGTGCAAAGATAAAAAGGTTAAAGATATGTCCTTCGGAGATTGGAGTTGGTTATGATTAATCTTTGGTATGAGGATTCTCATTTTCAGGGAAGAATGACAGGTCCAGAAAAACTATTAAATAACTTAAAAGAATCTTTGGAGTTATCTAATATTCCTTATGCTATTAATGAGGATAAGTTTGATAAAAATTTTTTGGTTCATTATGATGCTAAAGGATATGAAAAGCACGAAAATTTAGATCACGAAACTTGTTTTATAGGACCTCAGTTTTGGCCTTTCGATAATTGGGGTCAATTTTTAACTTCCAATCCAAACTATTATAATAAACTTATTGTTCCATCTGACTGGGTTAAAAATCTTTTAACTTCTAAGTTGAATGTATCTGATGATAAAGTATCAGTTTGGCCTGTTGGTATTTCAGAATCTAACTTGAATCGGAATGTGAGGTATGACTGTTTGATCTACTACAAGAGAAGATCTGAAAAAGAACTGGATACTGTTTGTAATTTTCTTGCAAGTAAAAAATTAACTTACAATGTTATTTCATATGGAAATTATGTTGAATCTGATCTTGAACTTTTAGCAAGTCAATCCAGATTTTGTTTTCTTCTAAATGGAACAGAAAGTCAGGGGATTGCTGTTCAGGAGATAATGGATCAGAATGTTCCTTTATTTGTTTGGGATGTTAAAGATTGGTCTGATCTGGGTGATGATTATAGAGTAGATGCTACTTCTGTTCCATACTGGGATGATACTTGTGGTGAAAGATTCTTTGATGAATCTGAAATGAGTGATACCTTTTCAAGATTTTATGATAGAATTAATCAATACTGTCCCAAAGATTTTATTAGTAAAAACTTATCTTATGAGCAATCGGTTCAAAAGTTGTTGGAGATTTTAAATGCTAATTAGTTTTACAAACTTAAAGAAAAAATATAATATGAATATTACGGGCATTATTCATATTGGTGGTCATTATGGTGAAGAATTGAATGAATATGTTTACAATGGAATTCAAGATATTGTCGTCTTTGAACCATTGGAAAGAAATTTTGAAGTTCTTTTTAAAAATGTTGAAAAGTTAAATGCAAATATTCAGGGATATCAAGTTGCTCTTGGTGCAACAGAAGGTAACTTTGAAATGTATGTTAGCAGCAATGGTGCCTTAAGTAGTTCTTTGCTAAAACCAAAAAAACATCTGGAACAATACAAAGACATTACCTTTGATGAGAAAGAGGATGTGGAAGTAAAAACCCTTGATAGTTTTGAGTTGAATGGATATAACTTTATTAATATGGATGTTCAGGGTTATGAACTAGAAGTATTGAAAGGTGGAAAAAATACCCTGGACCAAATTGATTATGTTTACTGTGAAGTAAACCGCGATGAAGTTTACGAAAATAATGTTTACATTGATGAGTTAGATGTCTTTCTTTCTGATTTTTCTAGAGTAGAAACGGAGTGGACTGGAGAAACCTGGGGAGATGCTCTTTATATTCGTAAGAGGATTCTATGAAAGATCTAAAAATTTGTATTTTAACAATCGCAACTAACAAATATATTCAATTTGCTCAAAATTTATATGATACCATTGATGAAAATTTTCTCACTGGAAATCATATAGAGGGTTTGTTGATAACTAATCACGATGTAGAATCTTCTGAAAATATCAAAGTCTCTACAATTGAGCACGAACCGTGGCCAATGCCAACTCTTAAGAGATATAATTATTTTACTGACGAAGCAGATTACATTTCAAAGTTTGACTATTGTTTTTACTTTGACGTTGATATGAAAGTTGTCAGTGATATTAGAGAAGATGAAGTTGTAAGTGATCTAGTTGCTGTTCAACATCCTTACAAAATCAATGAGACTCCAGAGCAATTTTCTTATGAAAGGAGATCTAAATCTACAGCACACATTGGGTATCAAGAAGGTAAACATTATTATGCTGGTGGATTTAATGGTGGGAGCACCAAAGAATTTCTTAAAATGTCAGAAAAAATTGCAAGTAATGTAACTACTGATTTGAATAATGGAATCGTTGCTGTTTGGCACGATGAATCTCATATGAACCGCTATTTGATTGATAATCCACCAACTCTGAGTCTTACTCCTTCATACTGTTATGCTGAAGAGTTTTGGGGAACTGATTATCCATATGATCCTAAAATTGTAGCTTTAAAGAAGAATCATAATGAACTTAGATCTTAGAAAAATCCCAGCAATTTATATAAATCTTCAAAGAGATACTGAGAAGAATGAGTATATGCATAATATGCTCACAGAACTTGGATTTGAAAATATCATTAGAGTTGAAGCAACGCAATTTCCAGCAGACAGGCATTTGTCTGGATGTTCTTTTTCTCACTTCAATGCACTCAATGAGGTTGATGTTCCTTTTATTGTATTTGAAGATGATTGTAGGTTAAATGATTTTCAACCAGTCATTAAAATTCCAGATGATGCTGATGCCGTGTATCTTGGAATATCATCTTGGGGGAGAATGAATTCACACTCTGGACCTTTTGTTCAGTATGAAAAAGTTGACGATAATCTTTTAAAGGTTTATAATATGCTTGGGGCACACTCTATTCTCTATTTTTCTCAAGAGTATGCTTCTCTTTGTAGTAAGATTTCTATTCAGGCATCTCACATAGCAGATCATCAAGATATTGGATTTGCTGAAGTACAAAGATATTATAATGTATATGCGTTTGATAATCCTATGTTTTATCAAACAAGTTCTAACGGAACCGATCAAAAGTTAACTACATATCCTTCGGTTGAGGTATTTCAACCAACTAAACAATTCTGGAAACCTACTGCATTATATTAATGAAATCACTAGTTACTGGCGGAGCTGGATTTATTGGGTCTAATCTCGTTGATCGTTTACTTCAAATGGGTCACGAGGTTATTGTAATTGATAATGAGCACTCTGATGCTCACGATCAATTTTATTGGAATGATAAAGCACAAAACTATAAGTATGACATTCGTGATTATGAAAATACGCGACCTCTCTATGATGGTGTAGATTACGTCTTTCATATTGCAGCAGAAGCACGTATTCAACCTGCTATTGAAAATCCTATTGAGGCGGTTAGTATCAACTCTGTTGGCACAGTAACCGTTCTTCAGTGTGCTCGTGAAGCAGGTGTCAGGCGTGTAATATATTCTTCTACTTCCTCTGGATATGGAATGAATCAGACTCCTAACATTGAGACGCAATCCGATGATTGTTTGAATCCCTATTCAGTTTCAAAAGTTAATGGAGAAAAACTGTGTAAGATGTATACAAACCTTTATGGTCTTCAAACAATCTGTTTTCGTTATTTTAACGTTTATGGTGAGCGTCAACCTCTTCGTGGACAATATGCTCCTGTAATTGGAATTTTCTTCCGTCAAAAATCTGCTGGTGAACCTTTGACAATTGTTGGGGATGGTAATCAGCGTCGTGACTTTACTTATGTTGGTGATGTTGTAAATGCTAATATTATGGCGGCAATTTCAAATCCAGATCCAGATGCCTTTGGTGAAGTTTATAATGTAGGGACTGGGACAAATTATTCTATTAATCAGATTGCTAGAATGATTGATCATCCAACTGTAAACATTGCTCCCAGACCAGGTGAAGCAAGAGTTAGTCTTGCAAATAATCAAAAACTTCATAAAACTTTTGGTTGGGAACCAACTATGAAACTTGAAGATTGGATTTCTGCACATCTATGATTAATATTTTTACATCTGTAGTTAATCGTCCAGATTTCATTCTTCTGCAGAAAAAGTTATTTGATAAGTTTTTGGATAATGAATATCAATTTCATGTAGTTGATGATTCAGTAGATGCTGATATTTCAGAACAGTTTAAAAATATTTGTTCTGAAAATAAACTTTATTATTATAAAAAACCATCTAGAACTATTCAAATGAATCCAGCACAAGCTTGTGCTGATACTGTTCAATGGACTTATGATAATATCATAAAAGTACGTCATTCTGATGATATTGTATTTTTCTGTGATTCTGATTTGTTTTTAATTGATAACTTCAATATTGAAGAATATATGGAAGATGCCATTGTTTCAGGTCTTCCACAATATAGAGGATCAGTTACTTATATGTGGAATGGTATAATGTTTTTCAATATGCCAAAGATGACTGATTACGATATTGATTTTTCTGACGGTGTTGTAAATGGAGAACTGACCGATGTTGGTGGTCATACTTACAACTACTTTAAAAAGAATAACTTCTGGTTTAAAGAAACAGATGTTCAGTATCCAACTCATTTCTATGATATAGAACTTCAAAATGAGGAAGTAACACGGGGATATAATTTTGAATTGCATTTAGATGGTAAGTTTCTCCATTATCGTGCTGCCACTAACTGGTATGCGAACTGGAGAGGTTCTGAAGATCCTCTTGTAAATAAAACAAAAATCTTTGAAAAAATTGTAGAAAGCGTCCTCTCAGAATAATGGAAAAGAATAAAGCAACTCATAAACTCAAGGGTCTTCCTCCCATATATTATATTAACTTGGATGATCAACCAGAAAGGGCACAGTGCTTAGAAGATCAATTTAAGTATTGGGAAATTGAAAATTACACCAGAATTTCTGCTTATGATGGTAGAGATGGAAAAGATCTTGGTGAAATCCTAAAAGGTAGATATCCAGATTTGATGACTTCTGGTGAGGTAGGGTGTGTAACTTCTCATCTTAAGGCAATGAATCACTGGTTAGAAACTTCTGATTCTCCGTGTGCTCTTATGATGGAAGATGACTGTGATATCGGAACAGTGGCGCACTGGCCATTTAGTTGGAAAGATTTTTATTCAAAAGTTCCATATGATTATGATGTAATTCAATTAGCAATTATTAATCCAGCTCAAGTACATGTTAGAATGCATCGTCGTTTTGTAAACGATTTTTCTACTGCTTGTTATTTGATTACTCGCCATCACGCACAAAAATTGGTGAATCTTCACGTTCGTGGTGATAAGTATAAACTTGATAATGGTGTCAAGCCACGTGCTGTAGCAGATGATTTGATTTATAATTCTGGAAATACTTTTGCAATTCCTTTATTTCTGTATAAAATTGAATTGGGATCTTCGATTCATACCGATCATCTTGATACATTTCATCGGAGTAGTTATGAAGGTCTCTGGCACTTTTGGAAAAATCAAGCAGTGGATGTACAAGACTGGGGACAAATTTTTGATTATGATCCTTACTTTGGCAGAATTCCTCCAGGGTACGAAGGAAAATAGTAAGCATTTATACTTAAAATGTTACGATACGAACATAATGGGGGCTTGACGCCCCTTTATTTTTACTATATAATGTTGTAAATCTTTACAAACAGATTATGACTGTAACAACGAATGATCGTGGTCAGCAGAATATGTGGGCCAAGGAACCTCAAATGGTTTACCAAGAATATAGTCGCAAGGGTCTTCTGACTCCTATGCAAACTACGGAGATGTATAATGGACGCTGGGCAATGGTCGGCATTATCGCTGGTGCTATTTCTTATATTATCACTGGCAAACTCTTCTTCGGCATCTTCTGATGACTGAAGTAATCTGGACCACCACTACAATTGCATTTTTTGTGATTTTGGGTTATGCTGTAGAACAACTTTCGGAAACTTACTAATGACATCTGGAATGCTTGGACAGTTTGCTCTTGCTCTTGAAAAACTTGGATGGGACGCTAATGATGAACTATCAGTTGAAATTGGTGGTGTAGCAGTTACAGGAACTGCAACTCATCCAGATGCAAATCCAAAATGGGCAAAACCATTTGGAACTGTAACCTATCAAAACGATGCCTTCATTGTAATCAAAAATAAATCTAGGAACCCAGTTGTTCCTTCTCAACCAAATCCTGAACTTAAACAAAAACACATTTATCAAGGAGAAACAAAATGAAATTTGGATTTACCCCTGAGGCTGAGATCCTCAATGCTCGCCTGGCAATGCTCGGTTTTGTTGCTGGTGTGGGTTCTTATCTGATCACTGGTCAAATTATCCCTGGTGTATTCTGATGGAAGTGAATATGCGTAGAGAAGGTTATACTATTCCTGAAGTTCAATTTCAGTTTCGTGAGAATGGTGAGTTTGTAAATCGTACAACTTCAGAACTCTTTAATGGAAAGCGTGTGGTCATTTTTAGTCTTCCTGGTGCTTTCACTCCTACTTGCAGTGCCTATCAGCTTCCTGGATTCGAAGAGAAATATGACGACTTTCTGGGTCTCGGCATCGACGATATTTACTGCATCTCTGTTAATGATGGGTTTGTGATGAATGCCTGGGCACAAGACCAAAATATCGAAAAGGTAACTCTTATCCCTGACGGTAATGCATATTTCACACGTTCTATGGGTATGCTTGTCAATAAGTCTAACCTTGGTTTCGGTCTTAGGTCTTGGCGTTATGCTGCAGTCGTGGATAACGGAATCATCGAAAAACTATTCGTTGAAGATGGTCAACGGGATAATGCAGACACGGACCCATACGAAGTATCGACGCCTGAAAATGTTCTAGAGTATGTGTCGGCAAATGTAAAAATTGGTGCTACTGTTTGATATATCTTTTAATAATACTCCACTCTGCTCTAAATAATGGGCAGAGTTTTTTTTTGTATTATGCCACGTGGTCAACTAACTAAGGATATTATTAAATATGAAATTCTTAAACTTAAAAGAGATTTGGATAAAGAGTGGATGGTTAAATCTGGATATGATCCAAAATGGTTGGCACATCACTATTTGAATAAAATATTAGACAAGATAGAAGAATATAGGGTATAATAAATATTATTAAAGGAAAATTGAAAAATAATTAATGAGCATTTTTAAGAAGTCCATTAAGTACTCAAAACCTTCGAAAAATATAAATGAAAAAATTAAGAGTCTTGATGAGGGTTTAAAAAAGACTGGAGTTATTGCTGATCAGAATAACTCAGAATTTGTGTGTCTTCATGAGGAAGTAGAAGAAAATATTCCCAAAATTTATGATGAAGTAAGAGTTGAAAATAAAGAAGATCTTTTTGATTGGAGAAAATCTTTATTAGAAGAATATAGGACGGAGTTAAACGAGAATACAACTGAAGAAGATGTTTCTGTTTTTAAATTAAACAGAGTTGAAGGTTATATATCTGAAAGTAATAAAGAATTAATTTTACTTAGGGATCAGATTTTTAAAGAAATTTCCGAAGAAACTTTACTCGATCTTCCACAAATTAAGAGTAAAATTTCTAGAGTTCTTGAGATCTATGAGGAATTACAAGAGGGATTATTAAATGAACCACCTGATGTAAAAAATGAAGATCCTTTAACACCATTGGATCAGAACTTTGTAACGGTTGAAGATTTAAACAAACATTACACTTTATTCATTAATCGTCTTCAGGAACAGATTGCTACTATTGGTGGTGGTGGTGAAACCAAACTCAAGTATCTTGATGATATTGTAGGAATTGCTACTAATCCTTCTGCTTATAATAATAAGTTTTTAAAGTATAATCACTCTATAGGTAAGTTTGAATTTGCTACTGTTTCTGGAGGTGGTGGTGGATCACAAACCTTGGATGATACTTTAATTCTTGGTAATCAATCTTCTTTGGGAATTGATGTTGGATTATCAACATTTAATAATTCGGTTGTTGTTGGTGGAGGTCAAACATCATTAGTTGTAAATGGTGACGTAAGAATTACTGGAATTCTTACAATAGGAACAAATACTGTAACAATCAATGGTAATAATAGCCAGATATCAGTCGGTGCAAGTATTTCATTAGATCCTTCTACTGGATATGTTACTGCAGAACGTTTTTATGGTGAACTCGCTGGAGTTGCATTTGATTCTTATACTGCACAATACGCATACGTTGCTGAGACTGCATTAACTGCTGATGCTATTTCTCCAGGAAGTGATTTAACTGGAATTGGTAGTATAACTGCTACTGCATTTTTTGGTGATGGTTCTGGGTTAAGTGGTGTAGTTGCAAGTGAGGGAAATGCTTACTATGTAACTGTTGATGGTAGTGATAGTAATACTGGAAATTCTCTTGGTGACACTTTATTAACAGTTAGGCAAGCACTATCTCTAGCATCTTCTGGTGATATTATTCGCATTGGTGTTGGTACTTTTACTGAAGAGTTTCCGCTGGAAATCCCCCAGGGAGTTACTGTTAGGGGGATGGGGCTTCGTGCTACGTTAATTCAACCTACAGAAAGCACTAAAACTGAAGATTGCTTCTTAATGAACGGTGAAACAACTGTTGAAGATCTCACAGTTGAAAATATGTATGAACCTGGATACGCATTTAAATTTGCTACAGGGATGAAAACAACATCTCGTTCACCATATATTCAGAGAGTAACTGTATTAAACAGAGGGACAAACATTACTTCAACTGATCCTTATGGGTTTGATACTGTTCATAATCCACCAGTTTCATACAAATCTGGTAGAGGCATTTTGATTGATGGTTCTGTTGTTGATCCAACAACACTAGAACCTGCAATGCTTTTCAATGAGTGTACGTTTATTTGCCCAAATAATACTGCACTTGAAATGACTAATGGTGCAAGAACTGAATGGGTAAACTGCTTCTCATATTTTGCGGACAAGGGAATTTATGCATATTCGAGTGAGAATGGTTTAGGTGGAGTAGGTAAAACAAGAATTAAAGTTACTGGAATTACAACTTCTACTGAACCTCAAGAAGATGATTTGCTGTATTATTTTGATGAGAACGTTAAAACATCATCTTATGATCGAGTTGGTAGTGCAGTAACTGTCACATACTCTGATCATAATCTAAGCAATAACGATCAGGTTTATATTAACTTTACTTCTGGTGGGGCAACCGATGATGATATTTACGTTATTTCTGGAGTAACTACAAACACGTTTAATCTTACTACCGTTGGATCTGGAGATACCACTGGAGATCTAACTTATAAAAAGGCACTAGGTATTGGAACTATCAATACTTATTCTAATGGAACTTTTATTTTAAATGGTAAGGGAACAGGGGTTTTCCAGACAGCATCTTCTAGATCTGGTAAAACTGTTACTCCATTCAATGAGGCAAGAATTTCAACAGTTCAATATCGATTTGGAACTGCTTCAGCAGTTTTTGATGGTACTGGAGATTATCTACAAGTAATTTCCGATGCTGCTTTTGGATTTGGAACTGACGATTTTACTTTAGAATGTTTTATTAGATTAACTTCATCTGGAACAACAGAAACTGTAATTGATCTTAGAGATGGTGTTTTAGCTGATAATTCTCCAGTTCTTTATATTGCATCTGACGATACTCTAAGGTATTACGCAAACTCTTCAGATAGAGTTGTTGGTGTAACTACTTTATCCACTAATACTTGGTATCACGTTGCGGTTGCTCGTTCTTCTGGGCAGACTAGGTTATTCCTGAATGGTACGCAAGAAGGTTCTACTTATACGGATTCCAATAACTATGGGGTATCAAAACCAGTTCGTATTGGTTCTGATGTAGTAGGTCTGAATGGATTTTCTGGATATATTGATGAGATTAGAATTTCTAATTCTTCAAGATATGAAACTAATTTTATAACTCCAAATCTTCCTTTTGTAAGTGATCAAACTACAAAACTTCTTCTTCACTGTGATGGTGATAATGATAGTGTAGTTTTCCTTGATAGTACACTTGTTACTCAGGATGTTCGAGTAGTAACTTCTGGTATTGGATCTGTAAGTTTACTCACCGCAACTACAATCACTCTTGCTGACTACCAGCAATTTGGTGCTGAGATGCGTTCTATTGGATCTGCATCAGTTTTTGGTAATACTGGAGTTACTTGTGATGGTCTTGGAGTTAAACTCAGAATGTTTGGTTTTAACTTCGGTCATATTGGATCTGGTAAAGATTTTAGTCAAGATGAATCTTTAGTCAATCAGGAAGCAGAAGTTACTGAAACTAATGGTGGTAGATGCTTCTTTGTTTCTACAGATCAAAGTGGAAATTTCAGAGTTGGAAATTACTTCTATGTTAATGAAGAAAGAGGTGTAGTTGGATTTGGTGGGCAAACTTTTAATATTTCAAGTTTATCTAATCTTGATATTACTGATGGTTCTAATACAACTTCTTTAACACCAACCTCACTAAGTGTTGGTAATCTTCAATTATCTGGAAATCAGATTACTAGTTCCTCTGGAAATATCATTATTAATCCATCTGGAATTAGTTCTACAACCATTGATGGTGCATTGAACTTGAATGGAAATCTTTATACTTCTGGATCTCTTGCTTCTTTTGGCAGAGTTGAAACTGGTGAAGTAAGATTTGGATCCGTATCTGAGAAAACTACTTTAGTATCTGGACCAGACATTAATATTTCTTACGGAGCATCTGGAACAAATATCGCTATTTGCAATAATCCATCTACAGAATTAGTTTTAAATGTCAATAATATTCCTACAGATGCATCTTTCGATAATCATAGTGTTTTATTCACTGTGATTGTAAACAGCAGTGGAGTTGCTTATGGTTGCACTGCTGTTAATCTGAATGGCGTCCAAAAACCAATTCTTTGGGCAGGTGGTTCAATTTATGCCGCAGGAATTACTACAACCAATGGATATAACATTTATAACTTTACTGGTATCAATACTGTTGGATCTGCAAGCACAACTGACAATTATATTGTTCTTGGAACTGTTGGTGGAGGATTTCATTAATGCCAGTTATATCTAGAGTTGGGATTAGTAATGGATTTATAAAAACAAATTCATCCTTTACTCCAGTCATTCCAGATCCAACAGGATTTGTAATCCAAAATCTTATTACTCGTTATGAGGTTGGTGAAATCGATTCTTTTACTGGTATTGGAACAGTTATAAACGATACTACAGTCAATAATAATGATGCTTCCATTTACAATGGATTTTTGTTTACTTTTGATGATGGTGGGGCAGTATTGTTAGATGGAATTAATCGATATATTGAAACTCCAGACTCTTCTCTGATGCGAGGAACAGTTGGTAATGCGATCACTGTTCAGGTTTGGATGAAAATAGAAGCAACATATTCTGATGGCGATGGTTTATTCAGTAAGCAATATGGAGATTCTCAGAATAATGATGGGTATAGTTTGCTTCTGAAGAGTAATAACTCTATCGGGTTATATATGAATGGTGATTCTGTAAATGGGCAATATATTAGTACATCGAATAATGTTTGGTCTACAGATACTTGGCATTTATTTACTGCTGTTGTTCGCTTTGGTGGGGGATCATTGAATCCAAGTAAAGTTTATGTAGACACTACAGAAATTTCTTTAAGTAATGGTGGAGAGAATGCAGAGACGGCAATAACAAACAATACCGCACCTTTCAGAATAGCAAGCGGAATTCAAGAAACATCCGCTCAATATACACCTTGTAAATTTGCTGCTATGTATGTTTATGATCGTGCCTTATCTTCTTTAGATGTTTTTAGAAATTATCAGGCAACTAAAGACAGATATGGTTTACCTTGATCAAAACCACTTTTCGAACTGGCACACCCTCTTGACGGGGGTGTTTTTTTGTGTTATTATAAATAGGTAAACAAATGTTACGAACCTTAAAGGATTTGTAACATTGTTAAACACCCGTTAACCGAGACCTATGGGTGTATAAATTACGTCTCTCATATCCCTGCTAAGGGTGCAGGGAGCATAGTATCTCCACCATTTCCCTGATGGTCTTACTATCCTTTTAATCAAAATGACTGCTACAATTTCACGTCAACAACAATCGAATACTTGGGAACAGTTTTGCAACTGGGTTACTTCAACCGACAATCGTCTTTATGTCGGCTGGTTCGGAGTCCTGATGATTCCTTGCCTTCTTGCTGCTACGACTTGTTTCATCATCGCATTCATCGGTGCTCCTCCAGTGGACATTGATGGTATCCGTGAACCCGTTGCTGGTTCACTCATGTACGGAAACAACATCATCTCTGGTGCTGTTATTCCTTCGTCCAACGCAATTGGACTGCACTTTTATCCTATCTGGGAAGCTGCTTCCCTAGATGAGTGGCTCTACAACGGTGGTCCTTTCCAACTGGTTGTGTTCCACTTCCTGATTGGTATCTACGCCTATATGGGT